TTATCGATACGGCTCACGATAGCATTGATCTGCTGCGCCGTCACGTGAAAGCTGCTCTCGTGCGTGGTGACACGATTGCCAAGACTGTCCACCTCGGTAATGGTAGCCCACAGCTTGTTACCGTCTGCCGTGGTGATCCAACCGGCGGTCTTGATGGTATGGTCTATCTTATTCACCTCCTCGGCCACGGCAAGAATATGCTCGGCGGTCTGCTCGAACTTGGTACTGACCTCTTTTTTATAATCCTCTAACGGATGATTGGTCAGGGTTAGCTGCTCGATATACAAGTCACCGGTAAATTTCAGGAGAAAATCACCGGTTCCGTTCCATACTCCTGATATCTCCAGTATATCAAAGCCCTCACCAGCCGGAATAACCTGCTCCACATAGGGAGCGGATCCACTGAAACCGGCAGTCAGGCTCCCCTCCTCGGCGCAATGATATTTCAAGGTTAGAAATATGACGCTGCCATCTTCCGGCTTGGTGATATCCGCATTCAGCTGGCGAATGTGACTCCGTTTGATCCGGAGCATGAAACGGCCATCGAAAGAGTCAATATCGGCCACCTTGTTTTTCTCGGAATAGAAATTCACGCCTAAATCAAGCAGCTGCCCTCCGATATCAAATAAAGCCATATCACTCTCACGCTCCCAATAAGCCATGTCATCCTGAAAGCTGGCGTTTTTCAAAAAGTTATCCTCCTCGGTCATCGTGTTGACAACGCTCTGCATGGCACTTTGCAGCATACCCTCCATTATCTCGAATTTCGTCCGGACATCCTCACCGGTACGCAGACGGAAATCACCCAGCAGATAGGCGTTGTTGGAATACAGACCATATCCCTGCAGCTGCCCCCACCAATAGGTAATAATACCGGCCAGACGTCCAAGCCGGAGACGCACGGCGTTGTCAGGATCCGTTTTCATCCCGTACAGGACATCAAGATACGGACTGCCCTCCTCAACGCTGGTTTGTTTGATAACCCCTTTGCGGTCTGAATTGGTGGCGGAGTCCACACGGGTAAGCACGTCACGAAAAACAACACTACCCTCATCGCCTACAAAATTCTTATAGGTGATGCTATCGAGCCGTTCCTCTCCTTTGGAGGTATCACCGACTTTGGCAGTGACCACCTGCAGTTCGTACTGCTTGATGATACCATCCACGGAAAAACGCTGAACCATCAGGATATCACCCGGACGGAAAGGGTTGTAAAGGACTCCTTTCTCCGTATCGAGATAGATTGTCTTTGTGCCCGCATCGATGTGATCGACACGCATCATGTCAGTTGTCAGACGGGTTCCGTTCTCACCCATCAGTTGTGAGATGACAAATTCATACACTCGCATAACCCCACGGACGGTCATCTCGTCCAGCTCCATGACGGCTTTCTTTTCCTTTACTCCTGCGGCATTAAGCACCTCTTTCCAAAACAATGCCCATCCGGTTCCGCCGGGGAAACCCGAAGTAAAGACCTCGGAGGAAAGCAGACCTTTGAAAGTGGAGTCTTTCTCTACCGTAAGGCTTTCAACAAGAGCCTCGCCGATAACCTTTATCCCCTTCAAAAAGGTTTCAAGCTCTTTCGCCGTGTCGGGTATGTCCTTTCTGAGGTATTTGTCTGCCGTTTCTTTTTCCAGCTTGCTCAAGGAATTTGCGATCGTGCGTATTGTCCGGACGGCGGAAAGGACGTTATACTCGGTGGGATCAATACTGTCCCAGCTTTTCAATACGGTCAGCACGTCCTTATTCAGCTGTTCCTTATAGGCTGCCTGAATATCCACGATATTACTCTCGATCTGATTGATACGCCCGTAATCAACCGCATACGTGCATTCAATATCCATATCTGTGGTATTATTCACCCGGCGGGAGATCTTGGTCACACGGCTCTCGTGAGTGCCGGTGGGGAAATAAATCTCATTCTCCAAAAGGACACGCCGCCCCAATTTCAAATCGATATGGTTCTCATCCAAATAGATGTAATCGGTTGGAGCCTTATAGACTGACGTATCAATGCTTATCGACTCGATATGCTTCTGAACGGCCTCCTCGAATTCTTTTTCCGCCAGCGGATAATACTCTTTAGGCATCCGTATGTTCCAAAGGATATACTCGTCACCCGGCTTCGGGATCAGCAGGCCGCCCGGTAGCTGCTGGTTCTCATACGGGAATTGCGTGATAATCTCGAACTCCTTTGTCTCGGAGTTGAAATTCACCTCAAAATCACGCCCGTTCAACTCCCCGCCTTGAAACGACACCTGTTTAACAAGCCCCTCGATCTCATACGTGTTCGGATCGAAATTCAACCCCTCATCAGTAAAATAATATATAGTGAACGCATTGCCGTCCTCACCTGTGGCCTCTTCCGTCCTGACACCGGTAACAGTACCGATTCGTTTCGGGAATATGTACGCAAAGGCCTCCTCCTCCGCCTGCTCCACGATTCCAAGATGGATATTCCTTTCCACGTAACGGACACCACCCGGAAGCTGCAGGCGGCGGTGACCGTAATCAGAGGCCACGATATTACGGGTACTGCCAAGAGGATACAACCGGGTAAAGAAAGGAACCGTATCATTCTCCACACGGGAAAGCCTGAGCAGCCCCTTTCCGTACCCCAAAGATACGGGAGTGCCGTGTTCACAACGGCTCAGATTGATAGTGGTTCCCTCGATCCACCATTCGGTATTGAAATTCTTGGCTATTTCCGAAAGGGCATCGAAACAAAATATCTTATCATACTCTATGTTTACATTAGCGGAGGACACCACCTCGCCGATAACCCAATTTTTCGTCCCCTTGATACGGTTTATATTGTCACATATCAGCTGCAGGTGTTCGGCAGCCGTGGCATCATAGGAAAAGGAAAGCTCATCGTCACCGTCCACCATCTTGAGGACTTTGGCCTTTTTAAGCTCACTCTCTATACCGTAGAACTTGCAGCTGTAGGCATACTCAACGGTGGATTTCTGCTCCGGCTTGTAATCCTCCAGCAGCGTGAAGCGTTCACCCTCAAAATCCACGTAATCATTCACGCCCAGTTCCACGTACTCGTAAAGGGTAAACGACAAATTCAGGATATTGTCATTCATCACTTCCTTTACGTGGCGGTCGGAGTCTGACGGCGATACCGCAGTCTTGAACACCCCTTGCTGGTTGTATATTTTAAGCTCCATTTTGAACGCTGTTTGAATAATGTTTGAATACTATAACGAGGGAACCGGTTCCCGAAATTTCACGCTGAATTTTGCGATGACCTCACCCCCGAAATCGGTCAGCTGGGTGTAATCCGTGCAATCCTTGTAGTACATCCGGTAACTCCTGCCAAGCTCCGGAGGGTTGATGGTCAACCATCCCTTATTACCGGCCTTGAGAAATTTCAGGAATGACGAATAACGGGACAGGAATTGCGCCCGGTCTGCCGCTATGATCGCAAATTGCAGGGTGACATCACGAGCCTCCCATGCGGGTAAAAGCGCATCAGGCAGTTTCTCCCCGTCTTTTTCCCGGAATGACACAGCCGTGTGCGGCTTTGCCGATGGCGGTTTCAGCAGGGCGGAGTAATTCTTGGTATCACCCGCTTTCTCCTCTGCGAGGAATGCCCCATAATCCACAAAGACATCAACCCCGTTTATCAGTAACAAGCCTTTTAAAATATCCATTGTCATTTCATCTTTAAACCGTTTTGTTTGATATCCCTTATCTCATCGTATATCTTTGGCAAGGCATCGGTGTTCGTCTTTATCTTATCGATCGTTTCCAATGCTCCGCCTATGCCCTCTGATATATTCTCCACGTTCTCATCGATGGAGGCATCGTGCATCTGCAGGGAGGTCATCAATCCCTCCAGCTTTGTACCCTGATCCTGTGTGAGGGTTTGGAAAGCACCGGCACGCCCGCTTTGGGTGGTAGTCTTTTCCTCATCGTTTTTCCAAAGATCATACCCCATAGCGGCGGCCTTGTCTTTCCACGCTTCCATCCACGATTGAGCCGCATCAACGTTATTCCCGATATTGTCATAAAAGCTATCAATCAGGTGCATGGCATCACCCGCAATCTGTTCCTCACTTTTACCGCTTCCATATACCGCCTTTAACTTTTTCTGCAGGTCATCGAACTTATCGGCAAAGAACAGGGAATATGCGATCTGCTCTCCGAGGTTCTCCAGCACGGAAGCGGCCTGATCCGCAAAATTCTCCAATGCCGTGCCGCTTCCCTTGATGGCGGAAGTGATGGAGTCGAGCATTCCCTGACCGAGGCTCCCGAACGTTTCCTGCAGATAATCCTCCAAAGCCTGTTCCGCCTCGTCCATCGCATCTTTCAGGTCGATCAGGTTCTCAAGATAGTTCCGGGTTTCATCGCTCATCTTACGGGTATCGAGAATGACTTGGAGCATCTCCGTATCCAGCTCGCCGTTGGCCTTTATCAGTTCAGGGTAAACATCAAGGATCCCGCTATAAACATCCTTTCCTTTTCCCCAGCCGAACAATCCCGTTTTTTTATGTCCCGTAACGATCTGCGCATCGTTCAACCCGCCAAAACCTTTCTGATAGTTCTCCAGCCGTTTGCGGTAGGTTCCGGCAAAATCACCCGTCATGCGCTCTATCCAGTTCATGGTGGGAGCGTCACCGGCCAGTTCTTCCTTGAATTGCGAGAGGGCATCACGATAGACCTCTATCGCATTGGCGGCCTTTGCTACCTGACGCTCCCCGAATATATTCTCCGCCTTTTCGAGCAAAAGGTTCTGCTCCAGCAGTAAGAGGTTGTATTGCCGCTGGAAATCGAGCTTAGCCTTTTCAATCTCTTTTAGAGCCTCCTTGTGGCGGGCTTCCGCAGCAAAGGCCGAGGTCAGGAAATTTGCGGCCTCACCGATAGCCGCACCGATGCCACCGATCAAGCCACCCTTGGCGAAACCTTGTCCGATATTGGAAACCGCCCCCATCACCTGCTGCATACCGTTCAGGGCATCGGCAACCTCGTTGTCACCCATCTGGTCAAACATATTGGCAAGTTCACCAGCCGCCTCGGACGCTGCCCCGCTGATCGTACCGATTGCGCCGGACACCTCTTTGGCTCCTTTCGCACCTTTGAGTTCGGCAAAGCCTTTCTCAAATGTCTTGAAGATGTTCTCCCACTTATTATTGCCTCCCTTGCCGGTATCGAGCAATTTATCAAGGGCTTTTTTCAGCTTTTCAAGTTCTGCCGGACTTTTCTCTATGTTTTTCAGTTGATCCGGAGAGATGAACGTGATACCTTTCGCATCTCCCTTGCCGGATAAATATGCACGCAACTGCTTCGCCTGTGAGATAAGTTTCTGCAGTGAGTCGAAAGACATGGAAGAATAATCCCCAAAGAGCTTTTTAAAGAAATCATTGTCCTTTGAGATACTGTCAGCCTCCGCATCATTCACTGATTGGATGCCTTGTTTTACCTTTTCTCTTGCGACGGCTATCGCCCGGTCAATCTCCGCCGAGTTTGCCTCAGTCCGCTCCGCCTCCAATTTAGCGATATCATCATCACCTTGTTTCTTTATAGCCGCACGCTGTGCCTCATAGTCACGATATTTAGTCAGAAGTTCCTGCAGGGTTTCCTGCTGTTTCTTCTTTTTCTCCTCGTTATCCTTTTTCTCCTTACCGTCAATCTCTGCAACGGTGGCATCATATATCTGTGCAACCTGTATACGCTGGGTTGCGGCCTGTGCCGAGATATTGGCAAGCTGCTCAGGAGTAACTTTTTCCCCGGCGGCTTTCAGCTTGTTATAAAGTTCAATGCGCTGTTGCTCCTCACGGTTGATACGCTCTTTCTCCCGCTCAAAGTTCAACGATGCCTCCTCACGCTCCTTGTCATATCCCTCTTTCAGGATGGCGATACGCTGATCCTCTATCTTTTGCCGGGCTTTCAGTTCCAGCTCGGCGAGGTTGTTGGCCGGTTTCGCTTTATCCTTGTTGTTCTCAGGAGCCACGAACCCGCCGATACCGGATTTCTTTCCCAGCTCGGCATATTCCTCCTGCAGTTTCCTTGCCTCCTCCAGATAAGCGTCCCGCTGTTCCTCGGCGGCTTTTACGGCTGCATCCTTGGCCTCCTTATTATGTTTCTCGATCAACGTCTGAGCGTCAATCTGACCGTAAGACTCGCTTTGAGCCATATAAAGTCCCATTTTAGAGAACCAGCCCATCGAACCCTCGACATCGGATTCGGGAGTAGCCTTTACCTCGTTCACCTTTTCGTCCGCTTCCACCGCCTTGTTCACAAGGCTTTGGGCTTTCGCTTGCAGGAAAAGCATTTGGATATAGTCATCACTCTTTTGGATCAGCACATCGTACCACTCGGCAACGGTATTGTAATACCCGAAGCTCTCGCCGTATTTCCGGTTCAACTCCTCGACTTTAGCCTTTTCCTGTTCCTTACTGCCGGTAAAGTCTTTCAGGCTCTTTGTCGTATTTTCTATCTCGAAACGGGTTTTAATCATTTGGGCACGCCCGTCACTCTCTATTTTTACCCGTTCTTTCGCCTTTTCCGCCGCTTTCTCCTGCGCATCGCTGTATTTATCCCAAAGAACGATAAGCCCCGTTATTACGGCGGAAAGCCCTAATGTCAGAGTGGCCATCAAAGCGGTGGCCGCCGCATTGGAGATACCCAACGAAACGGCCAGCTTTGTATTGGCCGCCGTCAGCAGCTTTTTCATCTTGACAACGGTAACCAGCCGAAAAGCGGAATCCTTGTTCAGGGTATTCATGACTTGCTGCAGCCCCATAGTGACGGCCATGACGCTCTGCACACGGGTTTGTATCTTTATCAGATCCTCGTTTTCCGAGGCAAAAATCCCCATGACACCGGTGGCGGTCGTGAATAGACCGGACAAGCCGTTCACACCGCTCATCACTCCCTGCAAGGCAGCATCATCATTGGCGAGAATATTCGTTTGGGTACGCAGATCACCGATGGTATCGGCTAATACAGCGGCTTTATCGGCCATCTCCGCATACTCTTTGGTGTTCTGTTTGCCCTCCAAACGTAGGCGAGCCATCGCATCCTGCATCTCCCGGAGCTGCATGGAAAGCCGTTTGGTGGAAACGGATGCCTTGTCATGCTCCGCCTCAAGGGAGGAGAGAATGTTCTTGTCCTCCTGCAGGGCTTTGGTACAGGCATCTATCTCCGCACGCATCTCCAGCTGCGCCTTTCCGGGTGCAAGGTTGTCGTATTGCTTCTTTAAATCCTTGAGACAGGATTCAACATACTTGATCTGCTCTTTTTGGGCGGCAATACGGTCTGTGATGCTTTTAGACACCTGCTCGGCCTTATCTCCCAGCGTTTCGGCGGACTTGCCCGCCTTGTCAATGCCGGGAGAGAGCTTGTCTCTCATTATGAATTCTATCTCAACGGGTTTCATTGTTCTTTCAATCGTGATTGGAAAAATCCGGAAAGGCTTTTAGGTTTCCCTTTACCGCCTTTGCTTCCGGTTCGGTTGTTATCATTCTCTTTCTCGTAATGTGGCGCATCGGCAAGCATCATCCGGAGGGTTTGGTAATTGACACCCCAAAGAATGTATTTTACACTCCAGCCGGTGGCCGCAGCTATCTGCCACACTATACCAAAGGGGCTATGGGATCCGACATATTTCGTTCTTAACTCCCCTTTCTTTTTTGGCTCTCTCTCGGTTTCAGTGGATTGGATATCTGAACCGATTCGATAATACGCATAAAAGACTTTGTACCAAGCAAAGTGACAAAACGCTGGTTAGCACCCTGCAGGTACTTGTCAGGAACAAACCATCTCAAGAGCCATGCGACAATACCGGAAAACAATAGACCGGAAACCGCCCCACGGCAGATGGTCAGGGATACCATCTTGGAAACACGTTTGCCATGAATGGCAAGGAACGCCATCTCCTCATGCTTGTTGAACTGCTCCATCTCCTCGTATGTGATACCCAACTGCAGGTATAGCCTTGCGATCCGGATCTGACTCCCCAAGCAGGGACGTTTCATGGTTACCCTGATCGATACCGGTTTCTTTCTGAATGGCATCTTAAACTGCAAAAAAGGCAGGGAAACCCCTACATCAAGCAAAGCCTCCGCTGCCTCTATTTCCACGTTCTTTTTCATGGGTTACGCATTACCAGCCGCCTGACTCAACGTGAGGGTGGCCTTTTTGGTATTATCAGCCGCAAGGATAAACTCTACCGATCCGTTTCTCGCAGCCCCGGTATTGGCATCCGCCGTGATGGTAATCCTGCCGTTTACAATCTCAAGGCTGAAACCGGCGGGAACCTTTCCAACGGAAAACGCTCCGGAGGCTTCAATATCCACCGTCTTGCTTTCTCCACCTTTGGCGAATGACAAAGAGGTGGGCGTTATGGAAATAAATGGAACCGTGTCATCAAAGCTGAAAGGAGAACCTCCATCCAGCGGGTTCAACATTTCCATTTCACATTCGATACCCAGCGGATCATCACCGCCAATCTTGCCACGTACCACACCGTCCAGCGTCATGCGTTTCACCTCGATAGTCTGACCGGTTCCGCAGAGGATTTTCAATGTACCCTCCAATGAAACGGATTCCGAGGGAGCCTCCCATTTTGTACCGTCCACCGTTCCGCCCATCACGTCCTTACAGTTCTGAGGAACAAGTTCAATCAGGGTAAACTTTAGCAGATTGGTAGCATCCTTTTTCTTTATTTTCTTGACCGGGGCATTACGAACCTGTGCGGCAAAGAGCTTGATATATTCAGCGGCATCACATACTTTTGACATCGTTCTCTATTTTAAAAAGGTTAATATTCTATTCTTTAGTTTCTTTAGTGGAGAGGTAAGCAGCAAACCACCCACGAATCCGGCTAAAAGCCATTTATACCATGTAGCGGGAGGTTTTTCCTTGATACTTTCAGCGGCATCGCTCTCCGCCTTGTAGGTTTCATCACTCCGGCTGCTCGTCTGTTCCATCCGGGAAATAACCCGTTTTAAGCTATCCACCTCGTTGCGCTGTCGGAACACCTCACGCTCGTAAAAAAGGCATTGCCGGGCGATAGAGTCACATTTACCCTTAACCGTGATATTATCGCCATGCCTTTGCACGCTTACCGATGCCTGACCGTCTTTGGTCGTGTAGCCAGCACCATCCGGCAGGTTAAGGAGGTTCTGTATCGGAACATCCACTTTCGCCTCCGACTCCGGAATCCCCTCCCGTGTCAGGGCGGTTATCGTCTGTCCCTGCAGTAGTTCCCCCGTCCTCTGAGCCGTCACGTCTGACTGCTCTCCGGTTACTCCGGTGGTGGTTCCGCTTTTCGTCTGTTCCGTCAGCGTGTGTGACTGCTGGCTCTTGGTTAATTTCGCCGTGGCACATCCCATCAGGCAGAACACGGCTATAAGTAGCACGAGGGTTACCCCTCGGATTGGATTTCTCATCATTTCCTGTTTGTTTATTGATTACTTTTCTTAATCTCTCCACCTCTTTGGTAAGACGGGAGAGCTTTTGGATCATCTCCTCCTGATTCGCTTTCAGGTCGGCATTCTCTCTACGGAGTTGGATATTCTCATCCAATATCTTCCGGTTCTCACTACTGAGCATATTGATGGACGCCTGAAGCTGGGATAACATATCATTGTTCTGCTTTCTACGGCCAACAAACCATGTGAAGATGCTCCCGATAAAACCACCCGGCAGGGCGAACATTAAAAAATCCATCAGACCGTCCATCTCTTTGCTTTGTTATTGGTTAATGCCTATTTTCCTGAGCCATGCCTGAACGTCAAATGACGGGCACGCCTTGGCCGCAATCTCGTTATGACCGATGATTCTCACCCGTGGGAAACGGCGGTGGAAGTCTTTCACGTAATCCTCCAACGCTTTCAGCTGGCCGGGAGTACGGGTGTCTTTGGGAGTCTTGCCGTCAGCGGCCACACCGCCAACGTACACAATGTGCCGGGAAATGGAATTGTACCCTTTTGCTCCATTGGTAATCTCCCACGGATCCACCCGTGCGTCCTCGTTGTTCCGGGCCAATCGCTCCACCGTTCCGTCAAGGTGAAACATATCGGTATATCCCACCTGCTTCCAGCCACGCCCACCCTTACTCACCGGGTTCGTGTGCCATGCCCGGATATCGTTACCCGTTACCTTACGGCCTTGAGGCGTGGCGGTACAGTGGATTACCAAATATTTCAATTCTGCCATAACCTTATCCCGCTGCAGGGGTTCCCTGCACTAAAGCGATTACACCCTTTTTATCTTCCCGCATGATACGGCCACCGGCACGTACAAGGAATGAATAAATATCACCGTAATAGGTTGCGTCACCCTCGTTCTCGAACGCTTTCACCTCACCCAGCGCACGGCAGACACTTTGCTCGTGCCATGCAAGTCCGGCGGCGAGATCGGTAGCTGCACCGGCAATACCCCATGCTTTAGGAGCTTTGGCCGCAGTGTAAAGGGCTGCCCTGCTACGCATCATGATATTAAAGCTGAACAGCTTACCGAGGATACCGTTCTGCGCATCGGCGGAAGCGAGGAACGCCGTGTTCTCGTTCTCCGTCAGGCTATTCAACAGCTGGGAGTACATCTGCGCATCCAGCAGCAAATAACGCCCCTCCTGCGGAATATCATCATTATTGAACTTGGTCATCAAGCCCAACACGTCTGCCTTGCAGATACCTTTGCGCTTACCGGTGGCCTTATCTGTGTAAGCATCAATCTCCGCACCGGTGGTTTCAATGCACTGTGCGGCGGCGGGACTCCAGTTGAAAATGAAATCGAGTGCCACATCATCCTGCAGTTTGAGTTTATCCTGACGCAGGACGGACTCCCGTTTGTCATAGCTGAGTTCCACCGTGTCGGCGTTAGGGATAAGTACCGGATCAGTGGTGTATTCATCCAGCGGGAACGTCACATCGATATCCGTTCTTTTGGTTACCTTAGCGGGAAGTTCGGTTCGGTTTTTCTTGGTTCCGGATGCTGCACCGGCATTCGGAATGTGAACAATTTTTCCGTTGTTCACGTACTCATCGGCGTTGAACGCCTTGCTCAGGAAGCTATTGGAGGCAAACAAGCCCTCCACGATAGCCGCCATCCAAATTTCTTTCTGAATTGCCATTTCTATTCTTGTTTTACTGGTTAATAATTACAGATTCGGTTCGATGCCGAAACGTTCCTTAAACTTGGACTTATACAAGTCCGGGGCGGCATCTTTCAGCTCAACGAGCTTACCGGCCTTATCCAGTTCGTCCCATGACTTGTCTTTCCAATCACCGAGAGTCACACCGGATCCTTTATCCGTGTTGATTTGACCGGCCACGTTTGCACGACACGGGATAGCTGCCAGCATAGCCTTTGTTCCCTCGAAATCCTTATCGAAAAGGTTCAGCAGGTTCTCACGGCCTTTCGCATCATAGCGTCCGTCTTTAATGGCCGCATCGGTCAGGGAAACCGCCTCCCGCTTTTGGGATTCCTTTTTGGCCTCGTTCATTTTATCCACTGCGGCGGCCAGCGTCTTGTTTTCTTTTTCCAAGCGGTCGGCATTGGCAATGATTCCCTGAATGGCGGTTACGATTTCCGCCTCGCTTGCAGAGTCCTGCAGCTTCAATACTCCTGTAAGTACGCTCATTTTTAATTGTTTTTTTGGGTTATTACTGTGATCTATCAACCGGATAAGATTACCCTTATCATTCAGGTCGATAATCTGTTTGCTCTCTCTGTCATAGAATACCAGCGCATTGTGATTGGCTCCGATTGTAACGACACTGCCCTCCCGAACCGTCCATCTCGTAACGGTAGGGAGTGTTTGTCCGGGGAGCATCAGGTCATAGGCATCGCTTTTCTCCTCCGGAGGCCACGCACCGATAGAGGCCATACGGATAAAGTCATTCTCAACTTTACGCTTTACCTCTGCGGCACGGGCATCTCCCTCATCGAACACGGCATCGGCTAAAATCTTACCTCCCTCAACACGGATATTTTCCCACCGGCCAATCGGCAGGGAGTAATCATCGTGATTCAAAAGCATCACGGGATTCTTTTTAAACTCCTCCAAATTGGCTCCGCTGGTGAGCATCCTAAACCCGTAGGTGTTCACCGACTCATCGTGTAATACAAAGGTTAATTTACCCATTTCGCTCGTTTGATTTTGTGACAAAATTCAGGGTAAAAAACGGGCTGTACAAATCGGTCTGTAACGGTTTCAGATTAAACTGCAGCCATTACAGTTTAAACGTAAAACATTACAAACCAATTATTTTCACTCATTACAAGGCTTTACCTTTGGGCTATTAAATGATATAGTCATGGCGGAAGAATTGAAAGCAAATCAACGGAAAGAATGGGCGAAATTGATGTATCTCAAAGAGAACATCACCCAGCAGGAAATTGCAGACCGGGTAGGTGTTTCCCGTGTCACGGTGAACAAATGGGCTAAGGAATGGGAGGGCTTAAAGCTCAATCTCCTGCAGACACGGGAGGAACGCATCAGCTCCACGCTCACGCAGTTGGACGAACTTGACCGTTCCATCGCAAGCAAGGAGGAGGGCAAACGGTTCCCGTCAGCGGCGGAGGCCGATATCCGGCGCAAGCTGACGGCTGACCTTGAGGCATTGGAGCAGGATGCCTCCATCAGGGATATATACAACGTGTCCCGTGGGCTGCTCGATTGGCTCCGGCAGCAGGATCTCGAAAGGGCAAAGGAATTGAGTGATTATTTCGATGCGTACATAAAGGAGAAAATGAAATGGGTAAAATAGATGATATTCAGGCGTACAAGGAGTGGACTGAATACCACCGTTCACTCAAAAGG